CAGTCGTGGTGTTGTATGGGTACAGTGCAAGACTATATGTAGACAGGAAATCTGTTGGGCACGAAAGGTATTTATTGCCGGTAGTCAAAGTGCCTGTCACGTTCTTCCGCAAATTAGCGGGCTGCGCAGTGTTATAGATGCGCTGCTCCGCCTGACGGATGAACACATCCATGTTGTCAGTGGGGAAAGAGTTCTCGCAGTAATCGTTTACTTGCGTGACAAGCTGCGTGTAGTTCATGCCATCGGGCCTCTTGACATGAAGCCTTTGGTAGCCGCACCTGCGCCACGCATTTTGATACCAGTTGTCTTAGCTGCTGGTTGTGCACGGCGATAAACATTGCCTACAGCCATGTTGACCGTTCCAGCATCACTGTGATCGGGGCCAGAGCCGGGATTGTCAGAAGCTTTAACTTCCTTGCCAGTCATGGTGTGTGGCTTGGCATATACCTTTGCATCGCCAACTTCTTTGCCCATCATTTTTTTGCTGTATGTAGCCATGATTAGCCTCGTTTCTGTGCGGCAATTTTTGCCAAGTTACGACCCATAGTCTTCATGTTAGAGTTGGTTTTACCCTTACCCTTACCTTTTCCACCCATCATTTCTTTTTGAGAAGGGCCGCTGGTAGGGAAAACTTGAACATCAGTTTTACCTTTTTTTGCAATGCCATCTGCTGATCGTGTGTATGCCATTTTAAGCTCCTATTTGTATCGTTACTGTACCAATTTGTACGGCCAATGCCAAGTAATTTGGCGTTAATAAATTATCATTTAACCGAGACCCGCCCACGGGATTCCAGCCCCACTGAATATCACGAGAACCACCTGAGTTGTACCCATTAACGTTTACACCCGAAGTTACATACGTTGTGTCCTTACGGGGGTTACGCAAAGCCTGTGGATCATCAACGGGGAATGTTCCTAACATCAATTGAGGCTGATCCGGATCCCAGCACTCCGGACAAACTAGTAGTTGATACTTACGCTGCTTAATGATTTCTGTCTTAAGCTTTTTAAGTTTAAACTGCTGCCCACAGCGATCACACATGGCAATCGCTATTTTGCCGGATGCAAACCTATTTCCCATTACGTACCACCAATAAACATCTGGCGGGGTACAAATCTCACAGCAGCCTTTTCTCGGTCTTCACCGGCTGCAATCTCAAATGTTTCATCATAAATTTGCTTGAGCATCTGAATGCGAGGCATTAACTCAGGCACTTTAATGGCAATATGGTACGCCAAACCTGCGGTCAAAGCAGGTAAGAAACGGAAGTTCATGTCTGCCGTCTCAGCACCTGCTCCGGCATCCTGTACGCGGCGCAGTCTCCAATAAACAAATTGATACGGTGTAGAGTTGTCCGGAGTCGGCCATACGGTTACTGCGGGCAGTTGAGGGACATATACGGCAGTGCTAACAATATGCGTAGTCGCAGTGGTATTGTTCTGCCCACGGAATACACCACCAAGCACATTCCCTGTGATGTAGGTGTAGTAGATGTCTTCTGCGTCTAAACGGATAAAACCTGACCCGGCCAACCCAACCACGGTATCAAGTGTAATTGTTGTGGCTGTGGCAGAAACAGCCACGGAAACAAGAGAGTCAGTCGGGTTAACTTCCCCCGAAAGGCGCTGAATCCACACCTGAATAGGTCGGGCTTGTTGAAGCTTGTTTGGAATGGTCGCGTACGTAGAAACACTAATGCGAGTGATTGTTAAATCAGCTTGAGTGGAGGCGGTGTTCTGCCCTGTGCGAATGACCTGCTCAAGCAGATCAATGGTGTCTGTGGGCAGGGCATACGTGGAAAGACCCGGAGTCAGGTTAATAAAACCCTGCTCCATCGTCCACATGTTGATGCCTTTGTTCTGCCACTCTATAGTCATAAGGTTCATTGACCTGCGTGCTGTACGCAAGTCATAACCTGAACGCATTTCCCGGCCAGCCCTCTCCCACGCTTCCTCGGCAATTTCCGTGAAGTCCATATTAAAGAGAGTTGAGCCGGTAGTGGTCATGTTTTAGCAGTCTTTGCAGATTGAACAAAAGCGTTGGCAGTAGGAGCACCTTTCTGTCCGGGCTTACGCATCTTTTCTTTGGAGCCAGCGGCTATCCGCTTGCGTTTGGCGTTAATGTTGGCATAAAGGCCAACAGGGCCGCCTTCAGCGTACTGCGTGAAGTCAGTATTATCCCGTCGGGCTTTACGCTTGCCGCTTGGCATTTTGCTAGGGGAAATAGCTCCCATTCCACGGCTTGCCATCATTTCAGCACTTTCCGCCGTAGTTCATTTTGACCATAGTGCCTTTGGTCTTGCCTTTAGTGGCACAACCATCTGCACGACGGGAAGCTGAACCCACAGAGCCACCACTCTTCATGCCTATAGCAGAACGAATGCGATCACTAACAGAACGTGTATCGGTTGGGCCGCTACCTGCACGGGCACGTTCACGACTCATCTTTGCGCGTTCTGCCAAAGACATCTTGGTCTCGTCAGTCTTAGCAGCAGCTTTACGAGCTTCTGATTTAGGAGCGGCTTTAGGGGCAGCTTTAGGGGCAGCTTTACGCATAGGTTTATCTTTAGGAATATCCATATTCCGAGCGCCAGTGCCAACTGATTGAGCAATATCCATTGCCTCGTCAGAAGCATTTGCCGCTTCTAATACATCGCCGCCTTCATCGTAATATTTGCGTTTCATGTTAACTCCTTAGCAGGCTCTGCCGCCTTTTTTCATTGCAATCATTGTGCCTTTGGTTTTACCCTTAGACGCAACACCATCTGGCGTTTTACCAGTTTTAACAGCACCCATCTTGGATGGGGCCATGCCGCCTTTAGCAAGCTTGGTCATAGCTGAAGCTTGGTCATAGCTGCGCCTTTGTGCAAGCGGCCTTCGTGCTTATTCACGGCCTTTTGCATCATCTTCTTGTCCATCTTTACATCTTCATGCTTCATATCGCCACCTTGTGAAAATTTACGGCCTTTATCGGCCTGATTAAAATCTTTGCCCACAGATTGTGGAACGCCTGCTTTCTTGGCAAACGCAGGATTGTGCGCTACTGCCGCCATGAAATTCCGTTGTTTTGCGCTTGTGCTTGGCATTACATATACCTTCCACGAGTTTTGCCTCGTTGAGCTATACCATCGCCTCTGCGAGACGCAGAACCTGCTTTAGATTTTGCCGCAGATTTCACCTTGCCGCCACGTTTAAATGCGTCAAGATCGCTATCTGCGTAGGTCTCAAGTTCTTTCTTGGGATCTGATGATGAAAAACTGCGATCTTCTTCTGGGATTTCATCTCGACCCATAAAAGAATCTTTAACGTAGTTTCGGGCTACGTCTTTTACAATCCCTTTGGCAAACCCAGCAGGGTTTGTTACAGCACCAATCGTATCTCTTGGCAGACCCAATGCTTCTTCAGCTTTTGATGCGGCAAAATCTTTAGCCTTGCTAACAGCGTAGGCTTTGGCGAGAGCGGGTATGAACGCGGCCATAATTAATCAACCTTTTTGGCGAATAAGTTGGTCAATCTTTTCTTCCAACCGGTTAAAACGTTGGTCAATGTGGTCGGTAATTCTTTCAACTTCTGCTTGAGTGACGTTATCACGGGCGACCTCCTCGCGTGTTTTGTTCAACAGGATGCTGATGCGGTTCAACTCCCTGAACTTTTCGTTCATCATGTAGCCAATTAAGCCAACAAGAATTGTGAGGACTGTTGACCATACGGTGCTTAGTTCTAGCATTTCCATCTCGCAAGAGCCGCAGCTTTCCGAGTAGGTTTGCCTTTTTCATCCTTCATGGGGCCGGGCACGCCGGACATACGCGCACAGAACGAGTCTTTACGCTTGCCACCTTGGGGTTGCGGAGCTTTAAGATTGCTACCTGTAGCTGCGTTGTATTTAGCACGGCCTTTGGCAGTCAAACCCGCTCCCTTGGAAGCAGGCAGCTTTTCACCACGACCGATTGCAAGGGAGGGGCCTTTTTTCTTAGCCATAGAACAGTGTAATTTTTGCCGTTGCGGGCAACGTTACATGAACATCTGTATAAAACAAGATTCCCTCTCCGGGAATTGTAAAAGACAGTGGATTTAGTGGCGTGGCTGAAATGTTAAATTGCAACCTTACAGTGCCGGAAGCACCACCATCCCGAAGAATAATATCCCCGGCTGTTCCGCCACCTAAAAATTGATACCCTTTAACACGGGTACGGTAACCCACAGCAGTTCCCGTTGCTTCCGTATGCACGGATTTTACGTCTGTTTGCATCATAATTAATCTCCTTTTAAAACGGGGCCGAGGCCCCTTAGATTAATTAAACTTGGTTAGCAGGTTGGTGCATTGTGCCGTCAGCGTTACGCACAACATAGTTCACAACGATAGTACCTGCGCCAGCGGTAGATGCACCTTGGGCAATGGTATATGTTACAAACTTGTCGGTTGCGCCAGTGTTGGCCCACAATGCAGCGCCTGCTTCAGTTGCAGCAGCAACAAACGCATATACGCCGGGGCTAGTTACGGTCAAAGCGCCGGTAATAGCAGTGCCACCCAATGACAGCGTAATTGTGGTAGCTGCATCAAATGTCGTGGTTGTAATGAAGTTGATGCCGGCAATCAAAGAGCCAGCAGGCAAAACAACTGCGTTGGATGCGTCAGCATCATTGAACAAAACGGCCTTAACTTGCGTAACATCAGTTGCGCCTGTATTGCGTGTGGTATCAGCAGTTGTGCCGGTGGTGTAGCGGTTTGTGCCAAGCAGCCAAGGGCCAAGGTGAGTAGCGATTCCCATGATATATCCTTACATACAAGTGAAGTGTATCAATCGGTATGTCGTCTGCCGGGACAGTTTGATACACCGGAAAGCCCGGATTAATATGTTTATACCACTACGTTTAAACCAATGCAACAAAAAAGGGGCCGAAGCCCCTTTCTTTTTTTGAACCTATTAGGCTCCGGGTGAACCGAAGATGCCCAAAGGATCAGATACGCCGAAGCTATAACGCTCACGTGCTTTGTAACGAACGTTACCTGTGTCAAAGTCACCGTCCATGCCGGTAGCCATAGGCGTACGGATGAAGTGCTTCAAACCGTTAGGCACGTCTGTCAACAGGAACCAAGCATTGGTGTCTGTCAAGTAGTGGTTAACGCAGTAGCCTTCAGGGATGGAACCGTTGTTCTTCAATGCATTGATGTCATTGTCAGTTGTACCGACGCGGAGTTCGGTTTCCAACAAACGAGTTGCAACGAATTGTAGAGCAGGTGGAATCACCAACTTCTTAGGCTTAGCGGCGATCAACAAACTACGCTCGTCTGTCCAAGCAGCGATCTGAATAACGGCATTCTCAAGAGAAGTCTCGTTCAAATCGGAAGGAGTAGAAGGACGGTTGCTGTTAACGCCACCAGAAACCAAGGGGTGTGCTGTAGAGCACAACACTTGACCGTCGCCGTATGTAGGGCCACCAGCAAAAGCATTGTTCAGGACGAAAGCGGCCTTAACTTGCTTTGTGTAAGCCATACCACGGGCCAGAGCCTTGGTGTAACGTGAAGACAGGCTGTCATACAAGTTATCTTCCACAGCTTCCTCTGTGATGGAGAAGCCCATCGCAATGGTTTCGTGGGTGTAACGTGCAGTCCATGCTTCCTGTGCATTGTCATAAGCGATGGCAGAACCCTCGTTTTTAACAGGTGCAGCAGCAAAGCCAGACAGCTTTGTCTCTTCTTCAAAGCTACGCTCAGATGACTCTGTTTCGTAGATTTCTTTGTGCTCTTCGCCGTATTTAGCGTACTCAAGACCGAACAAAGCGTTCAAGCCGGGGAGTAATTCTTTGAGCAGTTGTGCGCGTGAAATAGCCATGATTTAGCTCCTTAGATGCCAACGGCGTTGTTGAAGGCTGAAGCGCCGGGATTGAACTTCACAAACACTTCCGTGTATGTGTCGGTCAATGGAGAAGCAAAGCCAAGGATCTTGAACGCGGCGGCAGTAGTTACAACCGTAGACTCCAAGGCAGAAGTTGAATTACCTGTACGGGTGTTACCTGTAGAAGTAGACTGCGCTGCTGCAAAGAAGGTGTTTGCGCCAAGAGCGGCTTGGGTGACTTGACCATCCAATTGCGCTTGGTATGTGACGCTTGTGTCAGTGATAACGTATGCAGTTACCACGCCGGTTGTGCCGGAGGGGTAGTACTGACCGTAAATCTGCTGACCTTGTGCGTTGATGTAAGAACAACCAACGAACACGCCCCAACCACCCATATCTGTACCACCAAGGTTATTGGTAGTGAGGTCTGCGCCGGTAGCGGTTGACAAAGCGATATAACCGTTAGCATTGATGATAACAACTTGGCCATAAAACAAGTTGGAAGCAAGACCTGCTGGGTCAATCAAGAACTGACTCGTAGCGCCGGCATAAGGCATGCCGTCCGTACGATTGATGGGACGAAGCCCATAAGGTGTATTGGTAGCTGACATTTAAGTCTCCAAAAAAAGTTTACTGACCTTTTCCGAAAGTGACCGTGGACTTACGTTCTTTGAACATAGGCATCCTCGGATCATTTTCGCGCATGTAAGTGTTGTCTACTGATTGCATCTGAGCTTCCGATTGTTTTCGGTAGTAGTCATTCCGCTGTTCAGTAAGCTCCACAGGTGTTTTGCAGAGCAACAAACCGCCCACTTGAACGCTGTCTGGGAACTTGGCATTGCTGTCAGAACCAAACAAACGAATCTCAGGGTGGTCAGAAGCCCTAACGGGTTCCCATCCTTCGCGTAACTTTCCGGAAATGTTTGTGGCATCGTCTCTCCCTAACGAGGCAATCCTAATCCACCGATACGCATAACCATCCTCCGGATTGGGGTCTGGTAGAAGTTGTGGAGGCATCCAATGCTTTGGACGTTCCATCTTTTCGCGTGTATCAAGATCGCGTGATGCTCGGGTAGTCTTTTCCATATTCATTTCCTCATTTCTTCAGCAACCTTACGGGCGTACAGTTCCAACGGAACTCCCAACCGCTTGGCGAGATTCACTTGCGTCTGCGTAAGCACGATTTTGCGCGGTGCTGTACTGCGTGTAGCAGGTGAAACAACATTGGATTTGGTTCGCTGAGGTTTCGCATCAGCGGATTCTCCGGCTCCAACTTGGTCGGGGAATCTTTCTCGTATATCAGTGTCGATACGACGGTAGTATTCGTCACTGCCTACGCGGATACCATTCTCAACAAGTTCTTCATGCAGCCCTAAAGCGTATGAAGTCATGCGTTTGTTGCTTCCAAACCACTGATTTTGGTCTTGCCACGCTAGTAGTTTGTCGTCAACGGGCGCTGCCTGTTGAGGTTGTGGTGCTATTTGTACAGGAGTTTCAGTTTCCTGTAAAGGGGTTGGCTTAAAATTGTTAACTTTATCAGCACGAATTTTAGCGTTTGTAAGTGCTTCTTGCGCTTCTAAGAGCTTATCTGAGTCGCCTGCCTCATAAGCTTCCTTGAAAATACGCTTAGCATCTTCAATCTCGGTGTTAATTGCACGCTTGGCTTGTTCCAAGAGTACGTTTTGACCTTGATTGACCGAGCCTTTGAGGCGTTTGTTCTCCTCAAACACTGCCTGAGCAATGCGAAGAGCTTCATCCTTCTCGCGAGTTGCAGCCTCTTTGGCTCTGCGCTCCTCGTGATAACCCTTTGTGAAGTGTTTAAACCTATTTTTTACACTTTCAGAGTACGTGGCTAGTTCTTCCTCTGTTGGATCCTGTGGAGTTTCCGACATTGGAGTTCTATACCGATCTTCTGCGGGCGTATCATCTACGACCTCGATCTCGGGTTCAATTTCAATCTCCGGCTCTACAACCTTCCCACCCTTACGGGGGTTTTCAGTTGCTTCATCGGGAAATTCAAATTCTGTTTTTTCAATTTCAGCCATGATTAACCTTTCCAAGTAATAGCTTTAACCGCCCACATTTGCGCAGTTTGAGCTTCGGTAATAGCAATGCTTACCATACGCTTAACTTCCGAGCTTTCAGTGGATTCACGAAGAAAGTTCATGTTGTCAATAATCGATGCAAATGCTCGCTTGCACTTATGCACATCGTCATCGTTGCTTGGGTTAAATGTCAGGCCAACAGCCTTCTCACCGTAAGTTAATTGGTCTTGATCTAAGTTCATGATGACTCCTTAAGTTGGGCGTTGGATACCACGAGGGTCTTGCACAACAGCTTGAATAGAATCATCGTTGATGAGTCTCCATTCAGTCCCATGAATCTTCATGCGGGTTCCCGTGTTAGGACGTACTAACACAAAGTCCCCAACCTTGCAGGACGGGCCTGAAGGAAATCGACTTGCATCTTTAAACGCATCGGGGCCAATCTTGGCTACAAATAACACGGGGGAAAGAAGCTCCTCGTGGTACATCGCAGTTGCAGATTTAAGAATCCCTGTTTCGCTGAACTCTTCTTCTGCTTTTGGGAGCATACAGAGGAGGTGGTAAGTGGCCGGATCGGGCACTTGTTTGGCTTTCTCTTCGGCGGAGGTATTAAGCACTCCACTTAGATCAACCGCGCTGACATCAAAATCAGTCATCGTCATAGTCCTTAGTTTTACGCACGAGATCGGCAAGTTCATACTGCGCGGTTTGCAGACCTCGGATCGTCCCGCACAGTTCTTTGTAGTGATCGTGGGATTTCGCACCACCACCACTGACAACTTCGACCAACTGCTTGATATGTTCATCAAGCTTTTTGTTCAATACATCAAGCATATTGGTCATCATTCACCTCCGGTACGCTTCGCGTTTAGAAGCATTTGTAAAAGCTGTTGTTTAGCCTGCAAGTCTTGCGTCTGTTGGTTGTGCTGCAAAGACTGTTGGTGTTGCTGCTCTGCCATACGCATTTCGGCTTGTTTCTTCATAGCGTCTACTGCAATCTCTTGCTGCGCTTTTTGAGCAGCTACGGCAGGGTCTTCGCCTTGTTGGTTTTGCATCTGCGCCGCTTTGAGTTGAAGCTCTGCCTGCTTGATAGCTAAGTCGCCTTGAACCTTCTGCGCTTTGGTTTGAGCGTCTTGTTGCTTGATTTGCAACTCGGCTTGCTGCATCTGCATGACGGGGTCTTGCATTTGCTGTTGGGCTTGTTGTTGGGCTGCTTGGTTCTTGTTGATATCCAAGAGTTGTTTTGCCGCCTCAGCCACA